CCCGCCGTGTCCAAGTCTTTGCGGCATGCCTGTCCAGTAAAAAGCATCATCGTCGCCTTCAACTATGTAAGCGATATATGTCTTTTTGCCGGCCTTGTACGCTGTTTCTGCCGCAGTAACAAAATCATCCCATGCTTCTCTAAACGCTACTGTATTATTTGCCGTGAATGATTTCTCGCCGCCAGGGTCTTGCCTGCCCGTTGTATATCTGACGATTCCGTCAGACAGATCGGTGGTTTCTAAAGCGTCAACTGTCAGTTCTATCTCCGGCGCCTCTTTAATGCCTACGAGCTCGACATATCCCGTTGTCGGACGCACACCGGCTGTGGTTTCAACTGCATAAGCAACCTTTGCGTCGACAGTAGTTAATTCAAAAGCCATTTTTCATCCTCCTAAATAATCTTGTAAATTCTCTTTTGGCGGTCAACCACCGCTCTGTATCTTGCTATCATCCTGTAAATTGATTTATCTGTATTCGGTAGTGCTACGGGGCTACACCCCACTCTCGCGAAGCCTATTTCCTGCATTTTATTGTCCACAAGCGCCATGATTGACTTGCATTGTGTTTTTTTGCCCGACGCAAGATTAGAATAGACATTTACTTCATACATCAGTACGGAGTGGTTTTCGTTTCCCTCTAAATCTTTTGTACGGGCATAAAGACTATTATCCATTTCGATAATTGTTACAGCAGGGAACTTCGTCGGAGCAGTAACATATTCACCAGATACAAAAATTCCGGGGAATTGCGAGCGTAAGGCGTTGGCGACATGAGTGAACACTTCGCTCTCAATATCAATCACCACTAAACACCTCCTTAGCAATTCTCCGAATTTCGTTTTCCATCTCTCGCATTGCATACCACATGGGCATAGCCGCTGGGTTTCCTCGCGTAATAACTAATTCTCCCGCGTTGTCGTAGTAACCCCATGCTTGTTGTTTTCCTTTGCCCTTGCCATACTCCCCGATGCCAACGATACCGTCAGGGCGAGGTAGGGGATATGGTTCGCTTGGGTTATGATAAACACCTGCACCGAACTCAATGAACGCAACAGCTTGTCCTTTAGCGACAATTGCATAACCACCATCAATCGGTTCAACATCTACGGACACGTCGTTACTTCCGTCGTAGATCGCCCCAGCAAAGCGAACAGACGCTTCATTAGCGCCAATGACAGACAATCTCTCGCACAACTCTTTCGTTTTCACTTCAACCCACTCTTTGTAACGTTGAAGCTCTTTTATAGCAGCGCCGATTGATTTTTCGTTGAGAGTGAGCGATATCTTCTTCACGACACATCAACCTTTCGCGCATAAAACACAACCACGCTCAAGCCGGGTCTTATACCCGAAACGACGTAATTGTGTTTTGGCGATGTGGGGTCATACGGATCGGGCGGCTCGATGCCAAACCACAAAATTGAGTTTTCGTCAAGCGGAAAACCTTTCTTCGGTGCAACGATGCGCAGTGTGTCACGCGCAAGGGTACCGAACATGGTAACTTCCGCGACAGAATCAACATATCTCACATTCCACGCAGTTTTGACGGGTGCAGAGTAAACGGTCTTTGTTTCGCTTGTTTCGTTGCCGTATTCATCTTTCAAAGGTTCTTTGCTGACAAACGTGGCATAATAGACGGTTTGCTTATTCACGTTCAACATCAAAGCACCTCTATGTACGGAAACACATGATCACGTATAAACGCAACCATGCTGTCGTATTTCCACGTTCTGCTAATGCCGTTTTCGGCATATGCCGTTTGACCCTGACCCTCGGCTCCGGCCTGTCCGTAGCCATATACAACCGCCATTATCTGTGTCGGCTCATACCGCGCCGGGACATCCGTTACATCGTCCGGCGTTTTGCCGCTATACAACCATGCAAGTATCTCGTTCTTCGCAAAAGATAAGAACACGGCAAGTTGCGCGTCCAAATCCGTGCCGGTTATGTTCATTAAAGATTTTACCTGTGCCAGTTTTTCGGCGTCCGTCATGCCGTGTCCCTCCCTCTGTTAAATTAGGAAATCGTAGTAGCAATCTTTACACTGCCAGTGCCGCGAATCTTGCCAGCCGCGTCAACGTAGATAACTTGGAAAAACTTATTGGCGGTGCCTGCGTACTTCGCGCCAGCAACATATTCGTTTGCAAACGCAGCGTGATCTTCGCCGGAACCATTCTCAAAGTCAGCGCCCACGGTTACGGCTACCGCTGCGTCAAGATTGGTGGCCGCATATGCCTTCCAACCAAAAGACAGGTTCGTGGGATAGCCAGCTACGCTAAAGGAGGCTTTACCCTGTCCGTCAAGGGAAGCGTCCTGTGTAACAGTCAGCGTGGTAAGCGTAGCCGCGCCGAGCTTGATAACCTTTGAGCTGTCATACAGATAAGTCGCATAGTGCTTGTCTGCCGTGAATGTAGTAGACTTGTTGACAATGTTTCTGCCGCTCTCGACCTGTGTGCCTCGTTTCATAAAGATGGCAACAGCACCCGGTTTTACGATGTAGGCGGTATCGGTATCCGTAATTTTGTTGGTGATAGCTACATAGCACCCATAAATCATTCCGACCACGCCGCGAAGAACCGCGCCGGCCGCAATCTCAGAAGCGGGAATCCACTCTTTTGCGTCACGCAGGGCGGCATATGTAGCGGCACCGACAAACAGATATTTGTCGCCTTCAAAATCTTCGCCAAACTTAACAAGAGCGTTGTTAATCTCGTTCGGCGTAACGGTCACAACAGGGTGAATGAGCGTAGCGTTGTCAAGAGCCGCAAGCACATCGTTATCAACTTTGCTCGCAATCGACGTTAGGAGCTGATTCCCAATTTCACCCACAGGGTCGCCATATCCAGACAGAACCGCCTCGTCGGAAATGGTTACACCCTTACCGACTTTCTTTACCCTTACCGCCTGAGAAGTAGCTGTCAGCTCGGCAATGCCAATGTTGCCAAGCTCGTCCACGTCAGCGGCATCGCCTATGTACGCATAGCAGGGGAGCGTAACGGTGTCGCCGGGTCTGCCGACAAGCGTGTTGTCAACCTTGCAAAGCGGGGTGAACTTCATCGCGTTTACAAGTTTGGTGTCAATCATATCCGCCAGAACTTGCGGATTTATGAGGCTGGAAAGTATGGTTTCGTTTGCCATTTATTTATCCCTCCGTAAATTTCTTGTAAATTTCAGGTTGTTCGTTGAACAGTTTTAGGCGCTCTGAATAGTTCATTGCGTCGAACTGCTCTTTTGTGATTTCTACCGTTCCGCCGGGAGTGCCAGCGGACGGTTTCGGCTCCGCCGCCAGTGTAGCCATACGTTCCGCTTTGCGGATGTTCTCAATATGTTTTGCTTGATTCGCAAACACTTTTTCCATATCTCCGTCTACGAGAGCCTTTGCTGTTTCGAGTGCTAACTTTTCGTCATAGCCAAGCCCAAGGAAACGAGATTTGTTTTCGAAAACCGCCTTGTCCTTGCGGAGTTCTGCGTTTTCCTTTTCAAGCGCTTGCTGCGCCTCAAGCCGCTCGGCTTCCTTGCGTTCTTCTTCAGATAAAAGAGCATGGTGTTTCTTTTTCCACTCTGCGGCTTCTGAATTAGCTTTGCTAACAGCGGTTTTTAATCGCTCAACCTCGGTTTTTAATCGCTCAACCTCGGTTTTTAATCGCTCAACATCTGAATTGTCAACTTCAAACTCATAAGCTTCAAGAGCTTTAACCTTTTCCTCGGCGGTCATGTTTTCGTAATTTTGGATTTTAGAAATATCAATTTTCGGCATGTGTGTTTCTCCTTTGCGTTTAACAAGGCGGTTCCCTCCGCACTATTTTCTGTTTTATAGCCTTGTCTGGCTGTGTTGCGTTTTTGATAACGCAGTTTCACTACTGCGTAATTAAATAAAGCGCCAACAACTAAACCCGTTAAGGTTCAATCATTGGCGCTCTTTGGCGCTCTGTGAGCTTTTTGCTTTTTCATTTTTAGGCGGTTTTCCGAAATACCGCCAATTCAGTGCGTTAAGCGTGCCGCAGCGCGGACATTTGATTTCGACTGGTGGTGTAACTCGCCCCAGTAGTTTGTCACACTTGCGGCATCGGAAGTCAAGCAGAGGCACCACCTCCAACTTGTTCTGTCGTGCTACGCATACGTTTAGCAAGATCGAGAGGATCGGTACCGATACCAACCTGTACAAGAGCATCGGCTTTATCCATGCCGCACCCAATAAGCATTTGAAGCGCTTGCGCTCTTGCCTGGATGTTTTCGTAGCCACGGCGATGCGTAAATTTCGGATCAACATCAGAAACGGATAATTTCGTTCCGACTGTTTCACGTAGTATTCCTAATACTTGTGCGATAAATTGCCGTTCCGCAACTTCCATTAACAGTCTGTCAGAGCGAGCCATCGCTTCGGCGGTTTCCCACCCGTCGCGCATGATAACCGCTGATCCCGTGTCGCTGGTACTCAAACCACCGTTCCTGTTAGGCATACCTACAATGTCTAATATCGTCTGATGCAGATAATCGATCAATGTTTGGGTTTGTGTCTGATCCAATTCCTTCGAGAGAATATCAACGCCTACATTGTTCCGATCACTCGCGCTATGTAAAGCAATAAACCCACTTTCTCGCATTTTCTGTATATCGTCGGGATTAACATCGCAGTTGGTGAATATCGTGAGCGCTTGTATAAATTGCTCGATACCATCAACTCTGTTGCTTTGAATCGTGTTAATAGCGTCAAGCAATGGTACGGCCGGCTCGAATGCGCCTAATTGCGATTCATTTAACGGGTCTTCAATTATTGGTATGTTTTTTCGCGGCCTGGCTTCTTCATGTGCAATTGCATATTTGCCATTAGAATCCGTTATTTCATAATAATAGCCATCAACATAAACACTGTATGATGTTGATTCGTCATGTTTTTTGACATATGTGATGCCCATAAGAGGGTATTCTTCGGGACCCGAATAATATACAACAAACGTGTTGCGCGGGTCCAAAACATAGTAGTCAAACGGCGCCACATCGGGCGATGGAGTGTTTATCCACTCCTTGTTTGCGAAAACCGCACGATATCCAGTGCCACATATGTATTTCCAAGTTACCAGTTTTTTATCTTTTGCGGCCTTATTGCACAGCACCATATAATCATTAAGACGTCGTACTTCTTCGCCGATGTCTTCTCGCTCGCCACGATTTACATATTGTATGGGTTCGCCGCATAGAAAGCCTGCTTTGAACGACACGATCTCGAAAGCGCGGTTTTCAACTATTTTATTGCATATTTCGTCTCGTACTTGTTTTATTCTCTGATATATTGGCTGTTTTCCGCGGTAGTACCAATATAAATAGTCAACTTGCTCGCGATTGCGTCTATGCTCAACCAAAGCTTCGCGAAGGATATCAATGACATTATCCTTAGTTACCTTTGGCTCATCTGAATATATTTTCTTCCGTCCGAACAAAAGTGGAGTATAAGTTTCTGCTATTTAGCATCCCTCCTTGCTAAACAAATGCGCCGCGCTCTCCCAACCCCTGAGCATCCTCAAAGCGGCGTGCTATCCCACGTGATCCATGAAGATAAAACTTCGGTATTTTAAGTCCCGATAAGGCTCTAAAACGCGGGCAAGGATTTGCACCTTGCAACTCTTCTTATCGGGTCGTATGCCCGGTCGGTACGCAGCCGTTCCGTGTCTACCTATTCCGCCACCGCGCCAAATCAATCATTTACATTCTTTTCTGTCGCCACACAACGTTATAATGTCTGGAAAAAACGCCGTGGGCTTCATTTGCGCCCTTAATGCATACCCCGTATAATCAAGCCAAGCAGTACAAACAAATATAAGGGTGTTGCGCTTTGATACTTTGTTGTTGTAAGGATCAAACACCATCCTTGCAGCCGGTGTTTTGGTCGGTTTGTGGGTATGACCAGTAACCGATATGTCCACGCCCTCGATAGTACAATGATAACTATCTTGTCTGCTTAAACCGCTGCCGAGAAGCGAGCCACCTCCGGAGCCATGCGATAGGTAAATCATATATGTAACCGGCTTACCATCGCGTTTCTTTCCCAGTGACAATTTAAGGAATCCAGCGTCACACGCATACACATCACTAATACCGAGACGGTCGCATATATCTTCTGTTACATCAATGCTCGTTTCTTTAACTGTCCTGTATTCATGATTGCCGGTCACTACGCCGAGAATCTTATCTTTTATCGGAGCAAGGAGCTCGATCATGTCCTTTTTTTGCTGGTGAGGCGTGTACTTTTCTTCGTAGACGTTAGTCACGGAAGACTTGATACCGTTGTTTATGAGATCACCGCCAAGCAATGCATAGCCGCGTTCGTCGGTTTTAATCTTGGCGATATAATCTTGAAACTCACGTTCCATACATTCCGCTGCGCCCCAATGTACATCAGCGATCGGATATAACGTTATATAATCAACATCCGGACCCCATTTACGTGTTATTACCCGCAACGCTCG